AGAAAGCAAGATGTCCTGGAGATTTGAGACTGAGAAGGTATTCCTCCACTGTGTAGATCGGATGTTAGGTAGGGTGTTCACGAAAGTCCGCCGCCGGAAGAAGCTATGGGATGGATCTTTCGTGATGCGAAATCGTCTGGAGTTCGCCGATCATGAATCGATTACACAGGCCATCGGTTCTTTCGTAGGATCTCTTTAAGTCCCTCGGGTTTCAAGCAGTGTGACGGTAGGTAAGGGAAGTGCTCCAGCGGTGGACGTTGGGGCATTTTCTGTGTGTAGAACAGGTAGAGCTGCCGGCGTGAGAACTGGGGGTAGCTTTGGAGCGCTAGTAGTGCGTGCTCCAAGTAGCTACGTTTGTATGGTATGCGATCTGCGTGATGCAGTGCTCGTCGTGATTTAGGTATCGGCGGCTCATCTATGTGCGGGGCATGCATTGGGTAGAAGTTCTTCTTCCTAAGGGGGTTATAGCTTACTGGGATGCGTATAGTCTGCACGGGAAACCGTGAGATGAAATGCCGAAGGGTCTCGTTAGGCTCCTTGAGGTAATGATATACTACCTCTTGCTGAGCGTAACCTGGGTGTTCTTCGGACTCGAGATTTTCTGGTATCATGATATGTAATGGGAGTGTAGGAATAACCATATTAGACTAATTTGGTGCCGATGTAAATACCCCGAAATATCACGGATCATTATGATCCTTTATGTATGACAATGGCATGTCATTTTATGTCAGTGGTATTAGTACAATGGCATCACTATAGAAATTTATCATGGTGTCCTAAAATGGAGAGTTCACGTCTGTCAGGATCTAAATGGCGTCTATAGGTCACTTATTTATTAAAATCAGTGACTTAGAGTGAAAAGTGGGGGAGGGTATATTGAACAGACGCCGTTTTTAAAAGTCGCTGGAAAATAATTTTGTCACTGAAAAAAAGACCCCTTTCACTTTACTAACTTACTTTTTTATAGAACATCTAAATAATATAACTAAGTCACTGATATATAACCCATTTTTCACGTTGATGACCATGTTGATCCTTATATTCTGGTCTATATATTCCACCATGATATTTTAGGACAGTGACATACCCAGCACCCGCAACAAAAACCCCACCGAAGTGGGGGTATATAATGCCCGGAGTAGTGGCCAGGCGACGCTCAGTGGGCGCCGCGGACAGTGGCCGGTGGGGTCAGTCAGATGAAAATTCTAAGGCCGTAATGGCTGAGTCAACCCGGTCGTCGTCTCGAGCATAGAACGTCCAACTACCGATGCGTGTCTTATAGCTATCGTCGACATACTCGAAGCCGCCGTAGTAATCCAGGGTGCGAGCATTATCTGTCGCGATCCAGGTCTCACCTACCACCAGGTCACCGCATCGCACGTCCAGGTTGAGCTTACGAGCCGAGTGCCGAGTTCCTGTCTGGATAACTTCCTCGGCGAGGGCTTCCGCCCTGTCCATGATATCACCGTAGTCCATTATTTCAACCTCAGGTGTGCGTTGTTAGATACCGGACGGCCTGCAGGTATGTGTGCTGCCTGGCCAGCAGCGTAGCCGTCGGCCGAGGTACGGTTCTTGGTCCGACGCCCGGAGCTGTCTTCGCCGAAGGCTTCCACCATAGCACGATCCCGGGCATCCTGGACTTTCACCAGGGCGGTTCCGCTGGTCGTAGCTTCGTCCTCAGCATCTGACTGATCCCTGACCTCAGCCATCTTCTTCAGGCGGGACTGGAGGGCAGCAGCGTAGCCATTGCGGAAGGCATTGGCTTCCCCCTGGCCGAGACCTTTGCTTCCCTTATAGCAACCATCCAGGAGCAGCTCGTGCAGCCACTTAGCCAGCTCGCAGTCTTCCCTGGGTCCGCGGAACGTGACCACTCCTCGACCGCCGGTCACTCGGGTGCGTGTATATACCTTGACGCCCCAAGCTATGATACCTATCCAGGGTGGGACTTCCTTGGCGTTGGTTTTCCCTGGTCGGCAGCCCTGGGCGCTCACTGAGGTCAAGTCCCACTGAGCCTTCAGCTCAGCTTCACTGAGGTCGGCCAGGGAGATCTCGTGCTGTGCCATCAGCTTAGCTGCCTGGCGTCCAGCTGTCTCAGCTTCCTGAGGTGCAGCACTGGGGTCACTGGCGAGTGCCAGCAGCTTACGGATCTTAGCTTGCATGCGTGGTTCGATGGTCATAGTATAGCTCCTTAGTATGGTGGGGTGTCAGAGAGGAAGTCGTACAGGTCAGCCTGGGTACGCTGGTCGATGCGACAGAGTGAGTGAGTTCCGGCCATCACTCGCTTGGCGGATTCTTTGAACCGGCGATCCAGCTGGCGGGACAGGACCGCCTGCTTACGGGTCAGGCCACCGCAAGTGGTATCCAGCTCAATCAGCTGGCGATAGGTGTAGTCGGGCAGTTTCATTTGATCCTCCGGGGTAAGTGGGCAGACGAGCAGGAGCCTGGCAACAGGCCCCTACCATCAGCCATCACTCAGCAGCGTCGTCAGCAGCAGGCGCAGTGGTCAGTGCCAGCTGGACCTTGACCAGTTCCTCACTGCCCTTCTGCCACTCCCAGCGGGAGCCAGTGCCGATATTACCCAGGGCTTTGCGCAGCTTACGGCGGGCGATGCGTGGTACGACGTTCAGGTCAAAGCACAGCTGCTTCAGGGTGATCAGGTTCGGGTCAATTTCTTTGGGGGCGGCAGGTTCCTTCTTCGCCTTGGGGGCGGATTTGGCAGCGTCAGTGGCCTGAACCTGAGCCAGTGCCTGTGCCAGGGTGGGGGAGTGGTTGGCAGACAGTGCGGCAGCTTCAGCTTCCAGCTCCTCCTGCTCAGTCAGCTCCTCCTCCTCCCACTGGCGAGTGACCTGCTTCTTCGGTACGGCGTACTCCTCGCCGGCCAGGTCACGAACCTGGAAGTAGATCCCTTTGTTCATCAGGATGGTTGCAGTGTGGGTGCCAGAGGCGTTGGTGAACTCGATGCATTTGACAGTGGTGGCCATGATGTTTCTCCAGTGAGTGGTTCGGTGCTCGGTAGTGAGTGCCGATGAATTCATTCTAAACTAAAAAGGGTTTGACCGTGGAGAGTGGCAGAGAAATATATCTTTTCTTCTACCCATTCCCTTCCACTGATCTTTAGTGTATACGTGCGTGCGCATCCATAATACAACACGGGTGCGGGCGCGCGGGTGCGCACGCGTATACCACAGCGCCGCCTGGTTGTCCATGCCTGCTGCATGTATGCCATCAGCATACTGTATAAACAGTATAAACAGTATACGTCGTATGCACATGTGCTAGCACATTGACCTGGGGCAACCCCCAACGCTATAGTTTATTGAGTTCACCATGGGCTCCCCAACTCTCAAGAAAATTTAAAGAGTATGCCAATGGAATATTTACCACAAGGAACCCCAACTCGGTTATAATTGCCCACATTATCTAGTCTTGAGAAAATCATGACGTCACCGACACCGATGCACCCCAATAAACGCGACCGTACACAGGTCGAGACACTAAGCGGCATGGGAGCCACTGAAGAGTTCATCGCCTCTCATCTCAGCCTCTCTATAGAAGAGCTCCGCAAGCATTACAACACCGAGCTCATTCATGGACAAGAGGAAGCTAACCTTCAAGTCGCCAAGACACTCCACGAAATGGCTACCTCAGGCGAGCATCCAGCAGCTACCATAGCATGGCTCCGCATGAGAGCCGGTTGGACCGACACCCCACTCCCCACCACAGAAGAAGACGACTCCAATGAGGATGAGGCAAGAGAGAAGCTTCTCACGCTCCTGAACCGTGCTGCTAAGTAAGGAAGACATAGCGCATCTCTCAACTAAAGAGATCACGCGCCTAATCCACGATTGGTCGCTCTGGGCAAGACCGAATCAGCTTCCCCCTGACCTTCCACAGAGCGCCAACTACTCCAAAGAGCGAGTCGATTGGGACTACTGGATAGCGCTCGCAGGTCGAGGCTTTGGAAAGACACGCTTAGGTGCAGAGCAAGTTCTGCGCTGGGTAGACAAAGGCTATCGACGGATCGCGATCATCGCACCGACGACGGCAGACACCCGAGACGTGGTCACTGAGGGCGAATCAGGCATCATGCGCATTGCGCACCCGAGCAAACGCCCCAACTATGAACCCTCCAAGCGACGGCTCACCTTCCCCAATGGGGCGATCGCTACTCTGTACTCAGCTGAAGAGCCGGAACGCTTACGGGGTCCACAGTTCGATGCCGCTTGGCTGGATGAGATCGCCGCTTGGCAGTATCCGCAAGAGGTGTGGGACATGCTGCATTTCGGTCTGCGCTTAGGAAAGCATCCACAGGTCGTGGTCTCAACCACACCGAAGCCGATACCTCTGATCAAGTCTCTGATCGAGCGAGCAAAGAAGAATCCTAATTCAGTCGTGCTCACTGCTGGAAGCACCTACGACAACAAAGCTAACCTTGCCCGCACCTTCTTCACGCAGGTGGCGCAGTATGAAGGCACCCGACTAGGCAGGCAAGAGCTGTATGCAGAGCTCATAGACCCGCGCGAGACGGGCATCGTCAAAGACTCTTGGATCAACATGTATCCAAGAGACATGCCCCTGCCTAAGTTTGAGATCATTCTGCAGTCATACGATACGGCGTTCACCGAGAAGACGCTCGATCGCAAGACGAAAGACCCTGATCCAAGCGCTCAGTCAACCTGGGGAGTATTCAAGATTACGCCAGAGCTGCGCAAGCTGAGCCGCAATCCCCCTAAGAGTCACATCAGGTATGGTGTGATGCTTCTAGATGCTTGGACAGACCATCTGGGGTTCCCTGAGCTAAGACAGAAAGTACAGAAAGAGTACAATAGCTCACTCTATGGCCCTGAGGGCGAGGAACGCAAGGCGGACATCGTACTCATCGAGGACAAAGGCTCAGGCATCTCCCTGCGCCAAGACTTACAGCTCGTAGTACCCGTAAGACCCTACAACCCTGGCCGTGCGGATAAGCTACAGCGATTGCATGCCGTCTCAAACTTACCCTGCTCAGGCATGGTTTATGTACCAGAAAGCCAGCGTAAGCCCCTTACCTTCATCAACTGGTCAGACCAATTGTTAGAGCAGGTATGTTCCTACCCACTGGTCGATCATGATGACCTGATGGACACCGCTACTCAGGCGCTTCAGTACCTGAAAGATGACGGTTGGCTCATACCAGACGAGCCTGAGGAAGAAGATGAGTACGCTGATGACCACCAGACCGCACGCTCAAATCCATACGCGGCTTAATTTCATTTACAGACGAAGCTTGACGGGGTATAATAGGATAACATAGCCATTAACGGATCCTATCATGGGACCAAGTAACCTCCAAAAAGTGTATCAGGCCATCACCCGCATGGCAAAGGGCTCGGAGGTTCCAGCTGAACTTGCCGTTGAGCGAGTCAAGCTTTTACAAGACTACATTGACCCATCTAGATACGCTCCATCTACCTTAGCCCGCGCTGCACTAGAGAAGCCAGCCGCACAGAAGGGTTTCTCTGAAGCCCTGGGCTCAACCAAAGCACCATTCGCGTCCACCCTGATCCGTCCAAGTCAATGGGCGCAACACACCCCTGAGCTAGATCCTTACAGAGACAGAAACATTATAGAGTATCTCAAGAAGGTACTTCCTGAAGAGAAGCTGAAAGAGCTGCCCTTCATGTGGATCAATGATCGTCCTAGCGGACTAGAAGCAGGATATGAAGGTCGCCACCGCATGAAAGCTATGCAAGAGCTGTATGGCGATGACCCCGTCCTGACCAATATGCTTCGGGGCGACAAATTTGAGATGCGAGAACTCTCATATCCCAAAGGCATGATGGATGAGATGGTAGTCGACCAAAACCGCCTCAGCCCACTAGAGATGCTCAGACAGCAGATCATGATGGGTGACAAGCCCATCGATCTCAAACCACTCTGGACAAGCGAACGATGAGCTTTATTACCAAGCTGGCTCAACGCTCAGCCATGAAGGCCGCGGCTATGGCCAAGGAGATACCCACGGCGGCTGAAGCGACTAAAGGTGCGCTAGTTCCACGTAACACCTCCGCTCTATCCTCCATAGCTGAGCCTCTGTCCGTGGCTCAAGAGACCTTATCACCACTAGCTCAGGTAGCTAAAGAGGGACTGGAGTCTCCGGGTAGACGCAAAGTACTCAAGCAGATGGCTTCTATGGCGGCTCAGGCCGCGGTGCCAGCTCCCGTAGCGAAGGCGCTCAAGAAAACCGTGGCTAAAAACGTACTACCCCCAGAACTAGCTCAAGTAGTCACCAGTCCCCTAGATGAAGGTATAGCCAGAGCAGCCGAAGAAGCCGGAATAGCTCAGATGGTTCCCCGATCTGAGGTGGTCAAACGGTACATGGAGAGTTTCTTGTCTGGGAGAGCCCCCGAGCTGTACCATGAGCCTGAGCTTCCAGCGGGACTGATCAGACACTCCTTAACTCACTTCTATCCTGAAGAGCATCTCCCACACCTAAACTCCGCTATGGAAAAATTGAGTGGAGTGAAGGGGCATGATTACATTCATGATCTAGGCCCCTACGGCAAATCTCAGTTGATGACCAAGGCTCGTCAGGCTCACAACCGTCGCTCATACCGAGAGTGGAGGGATGAGGCCGAGCAAGAGCTGGCCGCGCTGTCCACCCTAGATCCTGAGAAACACGCCATGAGCTCTTTCGAGTTAGCTAAACTGGCAAACACTCCGGGGGATCTGCAAGATTGGGCCAAGCGTCAACCCAAAGGTGAGCATGTCCCCGTAGGATCCGTTCCCGCTACAAGAAGGTTCGACTGGTCTGAAGCTCTAACTCAGGGGCAACTAGCAAAGATACTTAAGGGTAAAGAATCCAGTTACTGGACTGAAACTGATCTGCCAGAGGAATACATAGGTGTTCTTCAGGACCAGTTAAAGCAACTCAACCTGAGCCCGCAGGAAATTAAGTCCATTCAGGAACTACAAAAATTGCATAGTCAGCTCCCTAACCGTCGCACTGACTTAATGAAGGGCGAAGCCGATTTTCTGATTGAGCAGGAAGCACCTACTAGCGACTATATCCAGTTCAAAGACTGGGCTAAAGGGATTAGGTAAATGGGCGCACTACAAATCATCCGAGAGCAGCTCCCCAAGTTCCTGGAGGAAGATCAAGCCGAGGGCTTCAAAGGCGTATTAGACACCGTTCTACCTCAAGATCTCTCTGACGTTGCTCTAATGCTAGCTGGTGGCCCTTTTGGTAAGGCTATCAAAGCTGGAGCCCTCGCCACAGCAGGAGCCACATACAGCCCCGAGGCACTGGCCGCTAAGTTCGCTTGGATGACACCAGAGCGAATTAAGCAGCTCCTCCACATGAGTGGCTACACGATGGACGGCCAGAAGGCCAAGAGCGCTTTGACCCTGATGAAGCCCTCGGAGATGGTCAAGTCCACCACTCCTGATCAAGCCTTACGAGACAAGATCACTAAAGAGGCCGGTCGCTACGACCCCTATCGCCAGCAATCCAACAATCAGAGACTCTACCTGGAAATGGACCCCTTTACGGGGGAAGTGGTCGAGCACGAGGGTCGTCATAGATTGAGTGCTTTGCTCAAGGCCTCTGGGTCTGATACTCCGGTACCATTAGAGCTTAGAATGCCATATGACGGAAAAGCTTCGATTGATAAGTGGTCTGAGCTTCAGGGCCGAAAAATGAAGGGCCAGCGATTCGATGGGGAGAAAAGGCGGAGTTCCCCCGTCACAGTGAATGAAGTAACTCCGCTAGCTTATGACACTCCTGAAGAGGAGCTCATGAAGTACGTGAGAGAGGTCGATGTACCTCTGAAGAACGTGGGCATCAACCTGAAGCCAGAAGGTCCAGGTTTCACCGATGCTGAGATGACCGCTTACCTATATGATTCGATACCCTATGGTAAGGTTCCACCACCTCAGGAAAAATTCACTCACCCCATAAAGGTGTTATCTACCCCCGAGTTTCTTAAGCGACTGGACGAGTGGAGAGCCCTTCCTGATGATAAGCCCGAATGGCCTCAGTGGGCTAGACAGTTCTACCCTGAAGGCGTAAAGTAATGCCCAGCATACCCAAAGGTGCATTGCAATGGATTAAGGAGACTACCTCTCCTGAATTCTTTGCTCGTGCCAAAGAGGCTATGCAGCGAGCTCTATCTACTGGCAATGAGCATGCAGTGACTCAGGGGTACAAAGGTTGGATCTCACCGATCGCTGAAGGCACGACTCATGGAGTAGATCCCATCTACCCCAAATACAAAGACAAGTACTTCGAGCTACCCACACAAATAGACTCCCTGCTTCACACGCATCCAGTGGACGACTATGGCATCACGGTAGCTCCGTCATTCCAAGACCTGGACATGATCCATAAGAACAGCAAAGGTGCTCCGATACGCAAGATGATCGTGTCCCCACAGAAGGACACTTACATCGACTATGCTTTGCCAAAGGCTTTTGATGCTCAACCATGGGACAAGCTGTACTTTAATCTGATGAAGCACACGGGGGGTGATATGGGTGGAATAGAGCCTATTAAGCCCGACGTCTATATGTCAGCACTCAGACGCATGGCTGAGAATCCCAAATCGGGCTACAAATTCACCCAAGAGCTTGGGGATGAAGCTCCATACGCTGAAGATCTCTTCCAGACGCTGAAAAAGCTGGGAATGAAGAAGGGTGGACTAGTACAAATGAAAGGATGCCATTGTGGGCAGAGCAACAGGTAAAAATAACAAAAATTTGGGCGCACTTGACCTGATTAAAGGTTTGTACGAGACGCTAGGCGGCGCTGGTCGAGGGGTAACGTCAGCCACTTTGGGCTTGCCCGGGGATTTAGAGGGTCTACTCCGCATGCTCACTCCTGGTGTCTCTAACGAGCCAGTGCTACCCAACACCGACCGCATGCTAAAGGCCATCCCTGGCCCTGATAACACCATGTCAGAGCTGGGTCGCAACCTTCCGCTCACTCCGACTCAGGCTATGAAGGTAGGAGCTCCTCTGGCTAGAGGAGCTGCAGAGCAAGTTCATCGGGGTATGATGGGTCAAGGCCCTCTCAAAGGTGCTTTACAGAGCGTGGCACCCATGAACGTGGTCAAGGACAAGGGTGGCAATTGGCTTACTAATACGGTGGATGAAGCTCTCAAGCCAGAAATGAGAACAGCCAACATCCAGCGTCTCCTGCCTGAAGATCGTCCTATCTACCAGCCTTTCATCCGAGACTTTCTAGAGTCACAGCAGTGGGATACCGTTAAAGATATGGGTAACACTGGGCTCATCGACACCTATGGTCGCTTCCCCGCGGCTAAGGAACTTGGCGTCAAACGCTTTGTAACTCCCGATGAGCTCGAGAAGATCCAGTTTGAGCTTGGCGGTAAGGCCATGAAGACCGATATGGGCAAGACTCTGGATGACCCTAATTTCAACGCAGGTTGGGAGCCAGATGACGTGATTGAGTTTGCTGAAGGCGGTTTAGTTCAAGCTCCCGCATATTTTGATAATCTTGACGAGTTTCTTGATCGTTAATTACGGTATAATAATTACATGACTACTGACGAACTCAATCCGCTCACCCTGGGCGACACCCCAGAGGAATACATCGAGAATTCCGATGGGTCTGTGACCATCCCAGACCTAGAAGCGGTAGAACCCGCCGATACGGGCTTTCTGGACAACCTGGCGGAAACGCTGGACAAAGAGGTTCTAGATGATATCGCTACTGAGCTGGTTGAGCTCATTGAAAAAGACAAGGTAAGTCGTGAGAAACGGGACAAACAGTACCAAGAAGGTTTACGTCGCACCGGGCTCGGAGATGATGCTCCGGGTGGAGCGGAGTTTGAAGGCTCTAGTCGCGTGGTTCACCCTGTACTGGCCGAGGCTTGTGTTGATTTCGCGAGCCGAGCCATCAAGGAGCTATTCCCAGCTTCAGGCCCGGTCAAGCCATGGGTCATTGGTAATACCAACCCTGCCAAGTTAGAAAAGGCCAACCGCAAAACGCGGTTCATGAACTGGCAGTTGACTACCCAGATCAAAGAATACCGCGATGAGCTTGAGCAAATCCTCACGCAAGTACCCATGGGTGGTTCACAGTTCCAGAAATTCTGGTACGATGACCGTCTTCGCCGCACGCGAGTTGAGTTCGTACCAGTCGATGAAATCTTACTCCCGTACTCTGCTTCCAGCTTTTACACGGCTCAACGCGCCACCCATCGTCAAGAGATAAGCAAGCATACGTTCAAGCAACGCGTCAAGTCTGGTCTGTCCCGCGACGTATTCGTTACCGATCTTTCTTCCACGCCTGAAGGTACGCTAGCCGGCGCAGCAAACGACAAGATTGAAGGTCGTGAAGATGACGGTTACAACGAAGACGGTCTACGCGCCATTCTTGAGATCTACACCTGGAGAGAACTCGATGACGATGAACATTCTGGTGGCGAGTATGCTCCATACATCATCACTATTGATGAAGATACTGAAGAAGTTCTTGCAGTGTATCGTAACTGGGATGAACAAGATCCCACCTTCGAGAAGCTCGACTGGTTTGTTGAATGGAAATTTATCCCTTGGCGGGGTGCTTATGCTATTGGCCTTCCTCACCTCATCGGCGGTCTCAGTGCAGCTCTTACTGGTTCTCTTCGAGCTCTTTTAGATTCTGCCCATATTAACAACGCCGCTACAATGCTCAAACTCAAGAGCGGCAGGATTAGTGGGCAGAATACCACCGTCAACGTCACGCAGGTTTGCGAGATTGAAGGCCCAGCTGGTATTGACGACGTGCGCAAGCTGGCCATGCCTATGCCGTTTAACCCACCTAGCCCCGTGCTAGCAGGGTTGATGGACAGCTTGTATGCGCTTGCCAAGGGTGTTGTATCCACAGCAGAAGACAAGATTCAGAACATCGGTGACCGTACCCCGGTAGGCACCACGCAAGCTATCATTGAACAAGGCAGCAACACCTACTCAGCGATTCATGCGCGTCTACACGAAAGCCAGAAGAAGGCACTGGCTATTCTCCACCGTATCAATTCCAAGTTCCTCAGCGATCAAAACATCGACGAAGAGTTCATGGAAGAAATGATATCAGAGGATGACTTTGCTGGTACGATGGACGTTATTCCCGTCTCTGACCCAACTATCTTCTCTGAAACACAACGTTTTGCCCAGAGCCAAGCTGTGCTTCAGATGGCACAGCAGGACGCAGGTAACCCAGCTATTCCTTGGGATCAAGTAGCCGTTCGCCGTCGTATTCTAAAGCAGATGCGTATTGACGGTGTAGAAGAACTGCTACCGCCGGACAAGGAAGACATCACCGCCGACGCGTTGACAGAGAACACCAAACTGTTGCAAGGTCATAAGCTGAAGGTTGGCGAAGGTCAGAACCACCTTGAACAGATCATGGCGCACACCGCATTCCTAATGTCACCATTGCAATTGGGTAATCCACTGATTCCTCCGCAAGCTTTGATGGCGCTCATAGGGCATATCGGCGAGCATATCCAGCAACTACAAACACAGACACTTTTCCAGTTGGCTCAGCAAGGGGGCGGTACAGACCACGCTACTGCTCAGGCGCAACAGGTGGTTGACCAGCAGCTAATGCAGACGCTTCAACCGATTATTCAATCGATCACGCAAGCACAGCAACAGCTACAAGCTAAGATGCCGAAGCCTCAGTTGCCGCCGGAAGTACAAGCTTCTATACAGATTGCCCAGATGGATATAGAGCGTAAGAAAGCCTATGACCAAGCTACATTGCAGAATAAGCAAACCGAGCAGTCTGCTAAACAGCAACTCGATGCTGCACAGTTCCAAGCTAAACAAGCTCAGCAACAGTTTGAACAAGGTATGGAAGCTGCTGCTCAGCGTTTCGAACAGTTCATGGAGACTCAAGCTCAGATGGCTAAGTCCCGCGAAGATGATTTGAATCGTCAGATCGAACTGATTCGCAATGAGCAAGACAACAAGCAACACCAGATGACCGAGCTGTTGAAGAACCATGAAGACAATCAGACTCAGATTTTCATTGAGCAAATGAAAGCTCAGTTGGCTCCGGTTCAAGAACAACTGACTCAGTTGCAATCATCACCACAGGGTGGTCCTGACCTGAACCCTCAGTTACAGCAGGTGCAGTTCATGCTAGGTGAGTTGGGTAAGCAACAGACCAACGAGGCACTAGGTGAAGTCATGAAAGGTTTGCAAGCTACTATTCAGACTCTCAATAAACCCAAGATGCTCATTCGCGACGCATCTGGTAAAGCCCAAGGTATCCAATGAGCGAAGACCGCCGCAAGAGTGATGTTCTCCAGCAACAGATAGAAGAATTGATCGTCGCCGCCCAAGACCCAAAAGACAAAGCCTTCCTTTTGATTATGAATAAGATCGCCTCATCGCTTGATGCTAATACATCGTTGACTAAAGCACTGTCAGACGATTTCAAGTCACACACCATCGCTTTCTCAGAACATGAGAGAAAGGAGATGGAACTGATAAATCAGGGCCGTGGCGGCTTTCGTGTGGCGCTGGGTCTGCTTGGTGTTCTTCAGATCATCCTTGGCGTCATCATCACGAATACGCTCACTGATATTAAGAACATGCACCAAGAAGTGACCGTCCTTCAGCGAGAGGTGGCGATCCATAAAGAGCATCACGTTCTCGAAGAGCGCCGTCAGATGGCGTACCCATGAACCTTGAAACCTTACTCGACATCGCCACTGCTGGAGGTTGCTTCGGCATCGTCATCTGGCTGTTCATCCAATTTCACGATGACCTGAAATGAAACTACTGATCGAAAACGGCCTGCTCTATATCGACAACCGCTGTTTCTGCTACGCAAAGGTACAAGACGATGGAAGCGAAGATGTACGACCTGCAACACGAAAAGTCTCAACGCAATACAACCACCATAGCCAACCGGCTGGCCGAGCTCTCCCCTTCGTTGATGGTCTGGGCTGGATTGGGGATGAGCCAAGCTGTGCTATCCGCATCGGCAGCGTACTGGGCAATGATGGGCCGCTGCCACGGTCAATGGTTGTCAACGTGCTTGTCACAAGAATCGAAGCCTGCGAAGAGTTTTCAACGCCTGTAACGATTGAAATCAAATGAGACAAGTACGCAATCAATTCGCAGCCGGATACATCGCTACGTTTGTGGCGCTGTTTCCCTACGTTCTGAACAAGGCGTGTCGTGACGCATGTATCCGCAGCATTCGGTGGTGCGCACGATGATCCCAAACTGGCTCTTCTGGATACCTGTCATGCTACTCCTATTGGTGATGGGCGGCTTCAGTATTTCCGTGTGGGAGTTCATCTTTAATCTGGTGAGGTGCGGCTGATGGCTCAATTTGAACCGGCCTTTCAACGCTTGATGCGTGAAGAAGGTATTAGTCTGTCTAATGATCCCAATGACAAAGGCGGTCAGACATACGCTGGTATTGCCCGTAAGTTCCATCCGACTTGGGAAGGCTGGGCATTCATTGATCGTGGAGAGCTTCCGCCAACCGATATGGTGCGTGCGTTCTACAAGACAACCTTCTGGAAGCCGATCTTCGGTGATGACATTGCCAGCCAGCGTGTAGCGGAAGTCCTGTTCGGTCAGTTCGTGAATATGGGCGGCAACGCGATCAAGCTGATGCAGAAGACGCTCGGCGTTATCGCTGATGGGGCTATCGGCTCCAAGACGCTTTACGCGCTGAATGCGATGGATGAAGAGCAGTTTCTGACCCTGTTCTGCATTGCCAACGTCGCACGGTATCACGCTATCGGGATGAAGGATAAGACGCAACGCACCTTCTGGCCGGGATGGATAGCAAGAGCTTTGAGGATAACAGCATGAGCAATGTAATCACTGACCTCCTGACCGGTGGCGTCGGCTCTGTTGTTGAGTCGGTCGTCAAGTCTGCCGGTGAGCTATTCACATCTGACTCTGAGCGCCTAAACGCCGAGAACGAATCAAAGCGCATCGATGCGGACATTGAGAAAGCCTACCTAGCAGATACTGACTCAGCAAGGAAGATGCAGATCGCAGCATTGCAGCAAGAGGACGTATTCGCCAAGCGGTTCGTCTATTACTTCTCAATCGGTTGGAGCGTGTTCGCCGCTGCGTTCATGGCGGTTGTAACCCTTATCGACATCCCAAAAGAGAACATGAACTCGGTCAACATCATCCTCGGCTTTCTGCTAGGTACAGCCGTTTCTTCAATCTTTTCATTCTTCCTTGGCACGACGAAGAACAGCCAGCAGAACGCCGCTGCGTTGCGCCAGATCGCTACTAAATAAAGGAGTAACAACATGGCATCAGGTGATTTCAAATGGTTCGCACAAGGTCTGCACGACCTCGGCAACAAAATCCACGATCTGGATACTGACGATTGGCGCATGGGTATTATCACCTCTGGCACCACGCCGGCAGTCAATACACCGGCACCTTACTGGCTGACGGGATCAGGCACGACGGCAATGGGCGCTAACCAAGTCGCAACGGGGGGCACAAGCTACACCGCGCCGATTGTCCTGACCGCAGAAGCATGGACGTTGAGCGCTACCGGCGCGAATATGGACTGTGCTGATATTGTCCTGGCGCAAGATGCATCCGGTTTTACCAATGGTCGTTGGGGCATCGTCTATAACAACACCAATGCGGCCAAGCAGC